ATAGATGTATTATTATCTAATCCATATTGTTTAAGATTTTTCAACATTAAATCAAAATTTTGCTTAAATGAAGTTTCGTCAATAGAAAATGATTTTATTTTTTCAACTCTACACGAAGGAAAACAGGGAAGTACATTTTTTGTTGCATCATCTGATTTGTTTAACAGACATAAAGCACTAAATGTAAAGTCGTTAATTGCGATTATACCATTATCTTTATAACAATAGTCGTTTACTGATATTTCACAACTCTGGTTGAAATAAACATCGTCACTATATGCGGCATCCATAATATTGAATCGTCCAGTCCACAAAATTATATCCATTACTACATATGTATTAACAGTAATTCCATCAGGTTCAACTACTTCTTCTTTTCTAATATGTGAGGATTCGGGGATAGTTCCGAAAGGTATAGTTTCATTTATAACTTCTATTCCTGTATTAGAAATCACCCATTTGCTATCATGTCCTCCAACTCTCCATGAACCATTATCTTCATCTTTATAGAGATGAGCAACTATAGGTTTATTGTAAAATTCCCCACGAGAAATGGCTTTATCAATAGCTTGAACAGTAATGTCAGAACCATTAGTATTGTCTCCAGAAGCAAGAGCATAACATTTACACTTGGTAAATTCAGAATTTATTACCTCAAAATCTGATAATTTAGACGTATAGGTTAATGTTTGATTTTTATTAAAATTCAATTTAAAGTCCTCCTTTCTATAAAATATAATATAAAAACACTCAAAAGAGTGCTTTCAATCAAATATTCACATATACACAGTATTGTTTATATAAAAATCATTTTTATTAAAATTACATGATAATGCTTTTCTTATTTCGGGAGTGTCAATAAACGAGTACACAACCTGTCCAGAATTGATTTTATATCTTGAACATTTAAATCCTAAAGCAATAATCATATCTGCTTTTTCTTTTGAAAGTATGTTAATCGTTCCTATTTTTAAACACCGTCCTAAATTAAATTTGCTTTTGCATTCCATCCATTTATTGAGATGTTCTGTTATCAGGGTTGTTTGTATCGTTTTCTCTGGTTACTTCTCCGCTTGCACTCAAATCTTCATCCGCAGAGGTTGGTCTTCCAACATCGCTACTACTTGATGACTGTGTATAACTTGTTTTGAGAACTTGCCAATTATTAAATACATCAGAAAAAATATCGTTTTCCAAAATGCTATTCCCAATCATAAATACAGGACTAAGACCGTTTGCTGCACATAATCGTCCTTTATTAGGTATTCCGTTTTGTGCCATTTTAAGTTCTTCGTCTTTAATATCATTTTGATTAAATATAGTCATATCCATGATTCTATATACAAACTCATAATTTGAATAGATATGTCCACGAAGCTTCATCTGAAGCGAAATCCAATTTTCAATAAGCCGGTATATTCTAAAAATGTCTCCACTATCATTTGTAATAGAAAGTTTAAGCTCACTGCCACTGGATGCTCCGGACATTAATGCTTCTGATACCCCAACATTCTTAAATGCCCATGAAATAGCGTCACTTACAGTATCTCTGTCATCAGCATTACTTGATGAAAATTCTTCACTTTTTACGTCAAATGGCGTAGTAATAACACCTATATTATTCTGCACTGTATCAAGAACAATAGATGTAAATGTAGAAATTAAACTATCTCCAAGCGTAATTTCACCGTCCTTAGTTGGAATTTTCATAGTAAGAATTTTATATGCATCATTAATGCTTTGTGCTTTTGCTAAGTCTTTATACTCATCTATTAAAAGAATATCAGCTATCATCATCAAGAAAGGAGGGTAGGGGAATATAAAATCATTATTATATTTTAAGCACAATGATTTTTCAAAAGGTATATAAACTCTACCACGTTCATCTGATGAATTCCTTATTAATAATTGCAATTCCTCTGGCAAATTATTTAATTTGCTTTGTGTGACAGCTCTTTTATTAATATAAAACTCATATACGTTACCATTAACCAACGAGCTTATATTGCAAATCATAGGGTCAAGATAGTAATATGAAATTTCAGTGTCAGTTTCCATAAGATAAGCATAGCAGACATCATTTTTAAACATTCGCTTTAAAATATTATGTATCTCATTTGAAAGATTAAATTTATCACATTGGATGATAAATTTAATATAATCTTTCGCAATAGAATTTGATTTTAATTGCTTTGTAATCATTTTATAATTGATAATTTTTGTATCAACAGTATAATTTAATACTGATTGATTTACAAAATAATCTATTAAACGTTTGTAGTAACCTGATTTGAGATACATATAATTACTTAGACGAAGGACTTGTTTTCCGTGTCTTTCTGGATGTTCTGCTATTTCTGCAATTTGTTTGCGAGTAAAACCAAGACAGGTAAATTTGCTTTCGTCAAAACATTTGTTGTAACTGAGTTCCGACAATACTAATCGTTTGAATGCCGCATAGTCGAAATTCTTTTTTTCTTTTGTTTGAGAGATAAAATCATCAAATTTCTGTTTGTCAGATTCATAAATAATAGTAGAGGAATCATTTGAGTTTTTGGTTTCTATGATTGTTCACTTCCTTTATTGTAATTGACGAGAAGACTCCCACTTCTAATCGTTAGTGTATGTAGGAGTATGTCAATTCGCTATCGTAGGTTTCCGGCACAGTTTTGTATAATCAATTTGAACGGTTTTTCGAGGTTTGTTAACAACTGCTCCGTGCCGTAGTTTTGCTAAATAATAACAAAGCAAACCAAAAGCAAATACTCGGTCATCGTGCATAGTGTTACGTTTGTCAGGAGGGAAGTTATATGTAATATTTCCGGCATTTTCATATTTACACATAGTTACAATTTCAGTTTTTAATAACTCAATTTGTGACAAAGATATTTTTTCATCTGTGTTTAAATTATATTTTACTTCTGTACCATCATCTTCTATATAATAGAGATATTCTTTGTCATTATACTCGGCAGGAAACGTCACAACTCCTAATTTAACCATTTTTTCAATAGAGTCAAAAATAGCATTTCGATTTCCTTTTGGGTCAACAAGTTTCATAATATCTACAGCATCGGGAAATTTGTTCTTTGCTGTTTCATTAGCTTTATGATTACGGTCTATTATACCTTTATGAACTTTTCCGTCTTCACCAGTCCAATTCTCAACAAGATAGTCGGCTACACCTCCAACCATCTGACCGCCAGAACCGCTGTCACATATTACTGCTTTTATATTTTCATAATCCAGCTTACACTTGTCATTGCCATTATAAGTTAATAATAGCTGTTTGAAATCGTTTACTTGTTCTGGAATTCTTTTTGGAATTTTCTTTTTGGTAAATATGTCAACCAGACTTACAACATTGTGTAAATCCATTCTCCAACCTATTTCTTCATCTAAAATAAATTCAGCAACACAAATAACGCTATTATCATTTAATCGTGCCGAATCCCATGCCAAAACAAACAAACGATTACCTGTATCGTTTATAAGAAGAGGCGGTCTGTTTACAGTATGTTGTAACAAATCTCGCCGTGATAAAATCTGTCCCTCATGACTGTCAGCCGAAAATTTGTTATATAATTCTCTCATGGCTTTTTCGTGGTTGTCCGACAAAGCTTTTTCTACCTTGTCTCTGCTTATTAAAGGAGGATATATCTCTCCGTTAAATTTAGCGTTCATAACCATGTCAATAGTAAAATCGCATACAAAATATTTCTGATTTCCCATCAGCATTTGTTTAGAAAACATTCTGAATTTTTTGTAAAATTCAGAACTTGTATCAGATGCAGAAGAAGCATACATAAGTTGACGTGGGAATCCTTTAGGTTCAAGTGTAATATCAATGTTTCCACCAAGTTTGAAATTTTCATCTTGGTTTACAAAGTTTTCAGCCTGAACAAACAGTTCATCTGAAAACCATCCTGCCTCATCAAAGCAAACTAAATGCGCTCTTTTACCTTTAATATTAATAATATCAGAGTTAAGAGTGTTGATATTTGCACCATTAAATAATTGACACGTAAATGATGCTGGATTATGAACAAATCCATCACTTGTTGCTCCATTTCTCACCAATTCATTAAAGAAAATGTCTGTGCATCCAGAAAAAGATTCTATTTCTTTTTTTGCTAATTTTTCAATTTTCTTATATGTTTCTTTTGCCTGTTCTCCAGTATTTCCTAAAAAGTATGTAGAATGAAATGGGATTAATAAACTGCGTAACATAGTATAAATGCCTATTTGAGAAGTTTTTCCGGCATTTCTACTTTCAAGCCAACATATAAAATCTCGAAACCATGCATTATATATGGCATATTTTTGCATATCCAACAATTCCACTCCCATAAATCGAGAAGAAAATTCAATTGGATAAGCTCGTCCCCAATTGATAACTTTCATATATTTTTCATATGTTTCAAGTTTTCTCTGGGATATTTCCTTAGATGATTGCTTGTTTATTATAGTTAAACTCATGAGCTATCACCTTTATTTTTATCATTGTCATGTGCTTGTAGTTGCTTGTTTTTTATATTAAGCAGTCGTATTTCTTCAGTTAATGTTTCGACCTTATTTTGTAAACCTGTAATCATTTCAGACTGAGTTGCAACCATTTGAGCATATTCATCAGAAGTAAGATTAAGTTCATCAATTAAAGCATGGGCATTTGCTTTAGCAACTTCTTGATATGAAGTAGACAATTTAGAATTAACGACATTTACCTTAATTTCTTCAAATCCGTGTTCTTGCATTTCTTTCATAATATTAGTCAATGTGTTAGAACCTTTATTGGACTTGCCTGTAGATTTAGCAGAAATTCCGTTTTCGTTAGCAATAGCATTTATATTGCGAATAAATTTATCCTGAATTCCAGACAATTTGTCCATTAACGTATAATCAGGAACGCCTTTTTTAAACTCATTATTTATAAGTTTTCCTATATTTTCAACTTGTAATATGGTTTTTACCATAATAATGACTTGCTGTAATTTATGTTGGTCTTCCAAAACATCATCTGTAAGATAGTCAGCAAGAGTATTAAAGAGAAATTTTCTGTTATTATTGTTGTAGTTTTCATCCTCAAAACAATCATATCCAACCGCTGATATAACATAGCTTTTATTTTTTAAGTCTGATTTACTCCATTTTTCTTCAATTTCATCTCGTATATCTTCGTTGGTTTTTACGCCATTCTGAATAATCTCCATTAATGTATTATTAAATGTTTTTGCTTTATATTGGACACCATTAAGCAATTTACAGTAATTTCCAAATGAAAAATTGGCGTTATCTTTTATCTGCTCAAATAATGTTTCACTAAAATACAAATCGAGATAATGGCAAACAATCATCAATGCCTTTTTTGTGTCTTTGTATCTTGCTTGTAATTCAGCAAATAAATCATTTGTACAATCGGCACATATATGAGCGTATAAATTGTTTGCAACAAACAAGGGACTTGTTTTTGACATAAAGAAAAAGCTCTTAGGATCACTACGAGTTTTTCCACAACGAGTACATCTATATAACGTTGGAGATTCAGAATATATCTTTTGATTTAACGCAGATCCGATATTTGTATTGCCTTTACCCGTTGTATTCACCTTCTTTTTGTTATTATTGGCACACCTTTGACATCATGTGATTTCAGTGCTTGTCTCTCTCAATAGAGAGGGGTGATGCTAAAAACTAAATTCCAAACATTTCATTTATCTGTTCTTCATCATGGTTCTTCAAATAGCTCTCTGTAGTTTGGACTGACTCATGATGAGCCAATAGTTTCACCTTATCTAATGTAAATTTCTTAGGATTGCCATTTTCGTCAAGCAATCGTTTATCAGTTCCCTGAGATAAACATTCAAGCCTAGAATGTCTCATAGTATGACAAAATATATTACATTCTTCGCCACGGACTTCAGAAAGCACATTTGAAATAGACCTAACTCTATCATATAAAGCATCTTTGTTGATAGGAGTTTTATTTTCCCCAGTTCCTTTAATCCACAAAGAATCAATGTCATCATCACCTCGCCATTCAAGGTATTGTTTTATCAATTCTTTAGTGTCATTAAGATATACAAGTGGGAATTTCTTGCCACGTTTACCAATAACAACATTGGTTTTATTACCATCCAAAAGTCCGTGCTTTTTTACTTGGTATAATTCATTTTTTCTTGCAGCACTATCAAAACCTAACGACCAAAGCACAGCGTCCTGTAATCGTCCTCGTTCTACAAGAATATCTCTAACTTTAATAAACTCATCAAAAGTAAAGAAGAAATCATTATCATTATCTCTTACACGTTCTTTTGGAAGTCCAGCTACTTTTTTAGCCAAGTTGTTTTCATACGAATATTCTTCATCTTCTTCGCAAAAAGTTAAAATACTATTTATTGTACTTTTGAGCCTATTGACACGATTAGCCGACATATCACAATCTTCTGAAAGCCAAATACTCATTCCACGAAAATCTTTCTTTTTTAATTCAAGGATTGATTTATTGTTCAAATGAGTAAGTACGTATATGAAGATGATACGTGCGTCTTGATAATATGCATCAATCGTGGTTTTTGCTTTCTTACGCTGACGATATTCAGCCATAAAATCATCCAAAATACTCTTGTTTTCAGGGTTTACTTGTCCCCAAAGTTCCGGAGTATAAATCTTATTATATATACGTCCTCTTTGCATTAAATCACTCCCTTTATTCCTAAAAATTTTATTGTAATATCTTTATATAGATTAGATTTCATATCTTTTGCATACAGAATTAAATACTTCACATTAGATTCTTGAAGCATTTTGAGTTTTCGTTTCATTTTATCTCGATAATTGACATTGCGACCATATAAATTTTCTTTATCATAATCTTGTTCCGAATACAATAATCCAGCAATTTCTATGTAGTGTTTTTGTCCTTTGATATTAATAACATAATCGCAATTAATTTTGCTTTTAGTATCAATAAAAGTGCTATACAAGATATTTCTATCATAGTCAACTCTGTATTTTAAACCCAATTCACTTAAAAATGCTGTAAAGTCAATTTCGTAAATAGACCTCATTAATTCTCCATTATTTGAATATTCAGTCATGCCCCAAGAATTGGGTTTAAAAGTATATCCTTTTGATATGACATACTCATAAAAATCTAAATTCTCTCTTTTAAAAGCTTTTACAATAGTCTTGTGGTCTACTGTTGTATCTGTGTATTCGTCAGATTCTAAATCTCTCCAAGAAACAATTTTTCTGTTTTTGTTTTGATATATTGAATCAAGTACAGTATCTACATAAGTTTTATAATACTCAAAATCATGTATCGGATGACTTTCATATTCTTTAAGTCCTAGTGATTTTTTACACTTACTCCAAGAACCCCATATTCTATTTATAACAATTATAGAAAATCCTAAACCACCATTGGTTATATCTGATTTAGTTATAGGACGATTTAGCTGCTTTTCAAGATTAAATAATGCTTGTATAATTTTAGTTTTATCCTTTTTCTTATTACTATCATATCCACACCATTTTACAAAATCATCATAAGTGTGTACGCTACTATCAGGACAGTTCTCAACAAACCACTTTGCACTTGGTAATGATAAGTTATTATTTATTAATTCATTTGTTTTCAAAGCTCTCCCAAGATTTTTACATTCTGATTTGTAGATACTTATATAAAAATCATAATGTTCAGGATAACATCTCACATGACCAATTTTTCCAAATTTTGTTTGCCACTCAGTAAGTACAATATTATTTTCTTTTAAAATACGAGATAATATTTTTGAATGTGGGATATTATTCTTTGTAGTGCTTTCTTTTTGATTTGGATAATGTCCGTATTCATCAATAAATTGTTGAAATAAGATTTTAGCATCGTCAAGAGTTAATTCATGTCCACTTTTCAAAATACCATTAACATTGTATATTGATTTTTTTGCTCCCATATCATCACTATTTCCTTTCAATCCTCTCCAACAAGCAAACAGGCAGAAGAGGGAAAGGATTTCTCTTATCAATCGGCTCATGACTTCCGACCTATCTGCCTATTGTCTCATAGCCTATTTCAAGTCATTACCTCAAAACAGACATATTTAAACCGAGCAATTTATTAGTCGTTGCCCGGTAACGACAAGCATTTGAACAATTGGTAAGGACATTTTGTCCCTACCAACTGCATATTTTATGTAACATTTTTACTCGCCTAAATAATATTTTCTTAACTGTTTTACAATTCCAATCTGACCTTTTGGCTTAACAAGCGTTGTATTATTGATTTTGACCTCTCCACTAAAACAAGTGTAGGTACTTTCAACTACCTCAAACCATTCTCTATCCATATAATTGGCAAATGGAATATTATCTTTATCGAGTATCTTTCTATCTCTCAAAAAAGAGAATAATTTATTTCTCCCGATTTTAACCCCATTCTTACTTGCGATTTTTGCCATAGACTTCATATCAATTACATCCTGCGATGCTTGTATATGTTCAGCGTACTCAACAAGGGGCTTCTGTTCTTCAATTGTTGCTCTAAGAGTTCTACGCTCTTTTTCTTCTTCAATCCAACGCTCAGCACGTTGAATTGGGTCATCAATCATATAACTGTCAGATTTTTGAGAAATATTATATTGCCCTGTTTTACGAATTGAAGGCAACACTTCTGATGTGACCCAACGCTTGAATTTCTTAGCTGCCGGTAACTTACTTCCAATGATAAGACTATAAAGTCCGCTTTCGTTGATGAATATAACTTCTCGATTTTGACCTGACAGAACGATTCGTTCGGTCAGCTTATCTTCATCATCTATGTGATCTCTGATAGCCTTCGGTGTGTTTGTGTATCCAAGAATTTCCGCTACGTCCTTACCTACAAAGTAAGGTACATCATTAATTATAATAGTTCTTACTTCACCAAATTCTTTGTTTTCAAAAATCTGAATTTCATTTGTCATAATTTTCAATCTCCTTTTCGTAGTTGTTATGTGTGTATAATATAAAAGAGTGTGACATTTCGCCACACTCTAAAAAGGAGAGTAGAAAACACAATTCTACTCAAAACTGCGTAATAGAAGAACAATCTAAAGCAGTTTTGATGTTTAGGAACGTACCCTAAAATATATTCATCATAGTGTTTAATTCCACGCTTATACAATCATTTATATTCACAAGCCTAAAATCAACACCAAAGTGTAACTTTTGTTTTTATGAGGATTCAAAAGTTCGTGAACTGCTCACGAGGCTAAAACCTCGGAGCTTCTTGTTTCTACCTCAACGGTTATTGTCACACCCTTACAGGCAGTTTTCCCATCAAGTCAACAAGCGTTAATTCGGTTAGTTCCTAACCTACTAAATTTTTGTATATCTTAGGCTATACTTATAAGCCTAAGTCCTTCATTTTTTATGTTTATTGCAGAATTATAATCTCTGTCTATTGTAAGACCACAGCAATCACAATGATATACTCTGTCTGATAACTCCATAGGATGTCTGTTTCCACAACCTGAGCATATCTGAGTAGAGGCATACCATTTATCTACTTTTACAAGCTGTTTTCCTCTGTCTGCAAGTTTATAATCTAACATAGTAAGAAACATACCATTTCCGTTATCCATTGTGGCTTTGCCGTTGCCAAAACCTTTATTAGACATAGCTTTCATATCAAGACTTTCTACACAGACTATGTCATACTGATTGGCTATCTCAGTAGACTTTTTGTGTAGGAAATCCTTTCTCTGGTTTGCTATGTGTGTATGTATCTTTGATATATTTCTTTGCTGTTTCTTATAGTTGTTACTGCCCATCACTTTATGTCTTAATTTTCTTTGTGCTTTAGCAAGTCTGTCCTGTGACTTCCTGTAATACTTAGGACTGCCACATACATTCCCCTCACTGTCTGCATAAAGACCATCTGACTTGTAATCTAAACCAATACATTTATTGCCTGTTGATTTTATAATAACTGTATTGTACTCGAACAGAACCGATACATAATACTTACCGTCACTGCTTTGTGATATGGTAGCAGATTTGAGTTTCCAGTCTGTATCAGGTTTTCTGTGTATCTTAGCTTTTACAACTCCAACTTTAGGTAATTTTATGCCTTTGTCATATATGGTAACTGAACCTTTCTGATTGTTGGTTGTATAAGTTTTCTTACTATGCTTAGCTGACTTATATTTCGGGAAGCCTATCTTTGGATTTGTAAAGAAGTTTTTGTATGCAGTCTGTAAATGCATCTGAACATTTGCAAGAGCAAGAGAGTCTACTTCCTTTAAGTATGTATATTCTTTCTTGTACTGAGCAGGAGTAGTATGTAACATCTGTTTATTTGCCTGATAGTAAGATATTTTATCAGCAAGCATTAAGTTCCATATCTTACGACAACAGCCAAATGTTTTGGCAAACAGTATTTTCTGTTCTTCTGTTGGATATAATCTATACTTAATTGCTTTATTCATAACTACACCTCCCTAACCTTGATTTTCTATATACTCTCATTGTAATAAGTATTTATTATGACTTGCAGATTTCCAATTACCCATAACCGTTCTATGAATAATAGAAATATCTGAGCTTATTATAGCATAATCTGAGTTTTTATGTGCCAATTCATCCCACGAGCCTAAAGGCTCGTGGGATGAATTGGCACTATGCTTTAACCCATACTCATCAGGCATTACGCCATATGCCAGACTATAAAATTAAATCCTTAACGTAGTCCGCATCGCTGGCATACCGAGAGGCGTGTTAAGGTTATTGGACATCAATACAGCCTCACGCAGCCGTATTAATGGTAATCAGTTGCCCACTATTGCAGACAACCGTTATTTTTGATAAGTAAACCTACCTAAGATTTACCCAATATCATACAACACAATATTGTTCTTTCCGTTATTTACAATATCGTAGTATTTTTTAGAAATGTCCTGAGATACAAAATAAATAATATCTTCTCCTTCTTCTACAGGATAATATTCTTCCTTATTGTCATTCCATGCACTTTCAATATAGAGCTGTAATTTGTTTTCACCACGGTCGGGGAATAGTGCTAAAAGATATTCTCCACCATAACCACAAATCTCAGGAGTTGCCCAATCTAATAGTGCAGGCTCGATTTTACCAGTTGATAGAAAAGCATTGAGATATTTAATAACCTCATCATAAGTAACTATAATAGTCACATACTTATCTTCTTTAAGCTCATTAACAACATCGTTAGTAAGTTCTTCAAGTGAAAAGAAGTTGTGTTCCAAAACATTATTAAAAACGAATTTGCTCACAGTAGTTAAACCTCCAGATTTTTAAACTTCTTTGAAACCTTAATTTTAACCTGTTTCTTTTCCGGAATTTTTATTTTACTGCCGTCAAAAGGATTTAGACACTCTCTTGATGGGACATTTTTAATTTCACTTGATAAGAAATTTTTAATACTTACGCCACCTTCTTCAATAGTAGCATTTTTAAATGTAGCAATAAAAGTATCAATAGATTCCTTTGCTTTGTTCTTAGAGGTCTGGTTAACATCACACCAATATTTTACAAACTCAGTATAATTTATCATTATTTTACATTTCCTTTCAATTTAATTTAATATCATAATTACAAACCAATCCATTATTATTGATAATAGACAATACAGTTTCAGGGTTAGTGTTGAGTCTCTTATCAATAGCATAATTATCTACTCCAGACCAACATCCTGCTGAAATAACCTTGGTATTATAAACAGTTTCCATGCTGTTTTTATGTCGATGTCCCATATATACAATTTTGGGACATACACCATACTGTAATGTAAGATTTTGAACAACACTTGACGAACAATCTTTATCTCCATGTACAAAGTTCACAAGATTCCCACGAATATTAAACATGGCAATACTTTCATCAATATTATTTTCAAAACAATGTACATTCTTAATATTCTGCAAGACAGCTTTAAGGTATGGTATAATCAAGTTATCGGCATTCTCACCTTTAAGACTGGATTCTTTACGAGCGTTTAATCGGCTATGATTTCCGGGAGCAACATAAACATTCACAGAACTGAAATATTTAGATACTTCTACAATAAAATCAGATATGTATTTACATACGGTAAGAAATTGTTCAATAATATTTTGATTGTTTTCACACCTAAGATTCTCGTGAATAAGACCACTAATAACCTCTGAAAGCAGAATATTTAAATTTTCAGAATGATGTATACTCTGAATAGTAATTACATTATCTAAACACTTTTTAAATCTTTCAGCCATAATATCCTCATTGTAGCTATTTAAAAAATGATTAATCTCAATACCACAATGCACATCTGAAATAAGAAGTACCATATCTGTATCAGATTTATATGGTTCATTGTATTGATAATCGAGCGATTTCGGAACATACTCAGCAATAGTTCTTTTAACCAGATCCAGATAAGACTCTTTTCTTGCTTCTTGCCTAATAACACGATTATACTCGTTGCGCTCATCACGAAATCGAATTTTCTCTTTTTCTAATTCTTTGCGTTGATTTTTAATCTCATTAAGAACGTCAACATCTTCATAGAATTTATTTTGATTTGCTGCAAACATCTTATCAAAAGACTGTCGCTGTTTTCGGAATTTACTTTCAGTATACTCAGTACCTAAAAGCTTGTTTAAAATATCTGCTACACCTTGCCAAGAACCTATATTATCCTTTTCTCCTGTAATGCGATATATAAGTTCTTCATCACTTTCTCCGTCATATCTTTTATATTCAGTCATAAACTACCTCACGCAAGATTAGTATTTTGTGCAATAGACACGGCTACTTCCTGACCGGAAAACTCTTTTGAAATAACAGAAATGTCAACAGGGGAGTCCTTGCTAAAAGGATATTCATACACAACATTTTCGTTGCTTCTGATTTTACCTAATGTTTTTAATACATGAGATGATTCTTCAACAAGGTACTTATATCTTGTCTGTGTAATAAAAACATCGGGAATTGCCTTGCGGAGTTCCGCAGCTTCATGCTTAGTGATTTGTACCAATTTGATTGTCTCCTTGAAAATAAAGTTTATCATATCTGTCATTGATTTTCATGAATGAAATATGATATGATATTATGGGATATTATTATCAAAAGCCTGATATTTATATCAGAATAAGAAAAAATACAAAAATAAATTTAACCCCTCTTAAATGGCTATTTTACGTTGTTTAAGAGGGGTTAAATATAAAAAACAAATCGAACAATTATTTATTTCTAATATTTATCATTCTTTGTCTTGCTTTTTCTTTATCTACGATTACTGCACATTCCTTACAATAACGTAACTTGCCATTTTTACTTTTTTTAATAGCAACATTACATCTCTCACACCGGATATAATCCTCTCCGCAATACAACAAATATTCTTTACCCAAATCTTTAAGTTGTGTTATAGTTAACACTACATCAGAATCATCATTTATAAAATTTACATCAATATTAGGTTTCCCAATATTTTTGTTCAACGTCACTAATCCTAAACCATATAAGTCATGAATTAGTAATGCTTGATTTTTTATAGAAAGCTGCACGTTGGCTAATTTAAAAATTTTCTTGTATTCAACATTAACCCAGTTATTGTTTTTGCCAAATACTAAATTATAATACTTGCTTAAAACCAATAGCGTAAAAAGTACTTTTTGTTTTTGTTTGCCTTTGACTTCTTGTATAACGTTAATTTCAGCTTTCGTAATATTTACACTATCTACTTTCTTTAATGTGTATTTTTTAGATTTCTTCACTTGATAAAAGATGCAATCGAGCCATTTTGACTCTTTATACTTGTCTTTCAAACATTTACTTAAAAAGTCATTTAAAAGAACTTTGATTTCATCGTCATTTTTACCGATTTCACGATAATATCGAGCCAACAGATTCAGCGTTGAAGAAGGTTTTGAACCAATATCATCACTTGTCAATTTTTCCTTATGTATCAAATTTTGTACGTATTCCAACTCATTCATTATTATTTCCATATGTAACCTCCAATGTCTTCGTTATTGCTCTGTATCTTTTTCCAGAGTATACAATATCTCCACTATCATCCTTTACACAGAAAGTATATTGATTATCCTTGTATGACAATAGATTTTTTACTATTTGCTCTCCTGATATATCCCATACGAATTTTTTAGATGTGGATTTAGAATAACATAAATCAATAAGAATATCACACAATTCTATTTCATTAGGACAAATTTCAACGCATTTTCTCCGATAATTTTCGATAAGCATAGTTTTAAAAATAGAAACCTCGTCAGTGTCCATTTTAGATTGTTTTGACTTGATTACAAATCGTTGATATTCATCAAGATATTGCTTGTATATAGAATCTATTTGTTGTTTGGTGATTTCTTTATATTTAACTCCACTTTTTAAAATAGTTGAGTCAAATGTACTTTTCTCTCGTAAAGAACACACATAACCATTAAATTCTTTTTCAACGGCATGACATAGCCTATTCATAACGCAATTATTGTCTGTTACCGGGCTATTATTGTAATACCACTGAATAAAATTACATTCGCTATGGTTCTTATTTTCCTTTTTTAATAGTTCATCTAAAGATATTCCAAATTCTGCGAAACTCTGGATGTCTGCATTTTTAATATATCTTTGATATTGTGACATTTGTTGTGGGTATATATAATTCATAAAATAGGGTTTTTTGTCAGCAACAATTGATTTATAAAGTCTCTTACGGTCTATGGTTTCTTTTTTATCATCAGGAAGAATTTTATTGAATTTGTTATTATACCATGACTTAGGCATTGGTTTTGCAATAATTCCTTTCGTTGCGTCAATGCAATTTTGCTGATATAACTGTCCACACATAATTCTATATGATAGTTCTTTATACTCTTTAGAATCTGGCGAATACAACGCCTGTACATCGTACATAGCTGTTATTTTATTTGTAGTTGCTCCAATAGCATCCCCAAAGCTATTTTTATTTGCTTTTATTAACTCTTCTTCGGTAATAATTTTTTTCTTCGCCTTGCGTTGCACACATATAATAGCAGGAAGTTCCTTTGTTTTGTTTAAAAGTACTTCATTATTGGTTGTTATTAAACAATCTCCATCGGTGTCCATCCCATTTTCTGCTATGCATAATGTGTCATGGCAATTTAAAATATTAACTGCTGGTAAATACTGATACCAATATTCCATATCAGAATTATTTGCAATACGCATTTTTCGTATGTTATTGTGACAGCTCATAGGCGCACGGAAACAAACTACCTCACTAACTTTTTTTGTACTCCAATGTTTGTTGTAAATTTCTCCGGCATTAAGAAGTCCAAGTTTATTGTCCGGAACTTTCATATTAAAAATATGTTGACATAATGCATAAGGATCTCCAATAACAACACAATAATTTCCCTTTATCTTTAAAGTGCCGATTTTTGCATCATTAATTTTTTTGTTAATCATCGTATAGATACAGTTGATTATATATGTATCTTGCATCAGTTCTGGAGCAACCATTAACGATTTTATAACTGAATTACTTTCTTCTCCATTGTAATTATCATCAACAGATCCTTTCATAAACAATAATGTCTTGTAATAATCCCCACTTAAAACATCTTTAATCTCATTGATTGTGGGGGATATTAGTTCATTAATATCTTTATCTGACAAACCATAACTCTGAATAAACTGATAGTTAAGATTGCGTTCCTCTTCAAGTTTATTAGGATATACTTTTGTAATACTAAATGTGAATCCATTTTTGTCGCATTTTTCTAAGTAATCTTCAATACTGCTATAACTATCCCATAATTTAAGCATGGAAGTAGTCAGTATAAGTTCAATATTATCAATATCATAACTGTTGCCCCAAACATCTACAACCTTATTGCAATGAGCTACATCATGAGCAAATGAGTGGAAATCAAAAGCGCTAACAACTCCCTTACAAAAACTATTCCTCAAACAACAAGTACCCATAAGATATGAAATTTTCATTTCAGAACTCCAACGCTCTGCTAAGTTTGGACTCATCAAACCTCCACCATCACAAATGTTTAATTCTATATCGGCATCGTCAATCTCTTTCATTATAGGTTCATCACTGTTTTCATCATTGAGATATATAATTTTATCTTTAAAATGAACTATTAAATCATCTACAACTAAAATTCCTTTTGGACTACTGACCGGAGTTGAAGCAGAACACGCAAGAGCTTTATGTGCCTCAAATTTTGCAGGTACTAACAACTTTGTTTCATCTCTATCGTTATTAAGCCTTTTAGAGAGTTCTTGATACATCATTTTGTCAAACTTGTTTTTTACAGCACAATAAATAATTGTTGATTTTTTTACTCCGTTAGGAGTTCCTATAAGTCTACGATACTCTATGCCATTAATCTTAAATCCTTTATTTAGCTCATCAAAGTCACTTTTAGACTGAAGCACAACAGTGACATAATCTAACTTGCACTGTATATTGTCCATTGCGTTGTAGATTTCGGAAATGCGTTTTTTGTTTTCGTAAGATTTTGGTTGCCTTCTTATTTCTTTTAACTCGTTTTTTAAGTCAATAATTATTTTGCAAGCTGTATCTCTTTGAAACTCATTGATCATATCAATCATACGAATTGTATTACTATCAAAAAGAGGAATTAATTTTTGCTCTTCTCTCGATTCTTGTAAAGTAATCTTTAAGTCTTTATTATTCCATAATATATCACTGCTGGACAGTTTTAATACACGTTGCTGATAAATTTGCTGTTTTGCCATTAGTATCTACCTTTCCGATTATATTTATTAATCACGCCTTCACGAAGTTTAGTCGAAAAATAACTTTTAATAACTGACACTAACTCTGAATCATTAGAATATAACAATTCACCTATCTTTATGAATTTGGTTGCAGTTTCCCATTTTGTGTGACTCTTACGGCATGATGATTTACAAACTGTTTTACGTTTATATTCTTCTGTTTCACAAATATCTATTATGCCCCTTTTAATAAACAAGATAAAAGGATATGTTATATCGCTGCTGAATTTCATCATTACTAAATACGGAGACGATATTTTTCCTTCGCTGATGGTAATTTTGCAGTTATGCACTACTTGCTCATACCACTTTGGTATAGTTTCACAAATCTTATATAATGAATGTATCTGGAATTTTAATCTCTCGTTTAGTTCTTTTTCTGTTTGTATCTTTTTATCTTTTTCAATATAAGGAACCATAGCTTTGTCTGTAAGAACAAACTTATTATCAAAGGTCAAATCAGTCAATGGTACATCGAAACATTGTTTTGTATAAACGTTTCCAAAAGGAAGCTGACCAAAATTTATAACATCTCTGATAGAGGTAAATTTATTATGTTTATAATCAAACATCCCATACATTATCTTTTCCATATATTTTCTACCAGTTCCAAAATTATCAATGCCACAAATCCACAAATCTCTAATTCCACCAGTTACGTACAACTTATGACGCTCGACTTGTTCTGTAGCTATAGGGCTGCACTGAAATTCTATAACCCACTTATTCCCATTATACTCAAACATAATATCAGGTCTTTGTTTAGTTTCAGGAATCCATGCTTCCAAAACAGCGTTAGTCACTTCTTTTTGTTTTTTAACCCATTCAAATAAAGCTATTTTGCCTTTAGCGTGTTCTTCAGTTTCTGGTTCTGAATACAAATAATCACATTTCTCCTTATCTTTGTGTCTAAAATAAGGAGTAACTATTAACCCGTGACAATACTCATATGTTTTTCCACAAACAGGACACTTAATAATTCCTTTGTTTGCCCATTTTTTCAAAGTTTCCTTAGAATACTTGCAGTCGTAACAATTAATGTCTTTCTCTCCAATTTTAGCTGTCAGCAAAAATCATACACTCCTTCTTATTTCTAAATCTTTAACAAAACGATATAGTCATCGCTACAACTCTTCTTATATAAAATTTCTCCTTGATAATACCTCAAACTAAATCCATAATCATGCTGTAAAGACATCAAAGTATCTTTGTAGTACTTATATTTTTCCGGAAGTCTGCTCACAACATATTCAACGTCTTCTATGAAATTCAATTCTATCTCAGCGTTTAAAGCCATTTCATGATCGGCACAAATTCCTTTAGCAGCCACCAGAGCTTCGTCATATGTATCATATACCTTCGCAAGAGAACATTGTCCGTGGATACGGTAAGGCTGTACTTCTTTTATAATACGATAATGCCAATCTCTTTCAAGCAAATAACTAATAGCAACACCACCAACATCAGATACGCTTCTCAAAAATCCTTTTTCTATCCCTAATTGAATCATAGCTTTATCCTCAACCCTAAATTTTTTAAAGAACTCTTGAATCTCATGAGTAAATGGTTCTGGAGTTTTTACGTGTTTTTTCATAGCTATTTTAGCATAATCTTTATGCAATTTTCTATATTCTCTCGGTATAGGAAAACTTTCAGTTTTACTAAATTCGTCAAACGGCACACCGTCAACTTCATATGGAATATGAAAAACATATTTTTGAACTTTGTAAAATTTAAGTTCATCATCGTAATATTCAAGTAGACCCCAATGAACTACAGGAGAATATATAGGCTTGCGATTTATCCGATTTCCTGCTTTATCAAATTGTCTAAACATCTCATGTACATCTGCTGGGAAATATACAATTTTTTCTATAAATAATCACCTCATTTTATTAATTTACTTCTATTTTTTTAATTTGCTTTTCTAATTTCATAAAATCCCTCTACATATTTAATGTCAATGTCACTTTCAAACCTCATTATATCCTTAATCTGCCCAAATGAGAAAACGTATGCAGATTTGCCGTGCCTAATTAAGTCCAGACTATCATTAATTAGTCCAACGTAGTACTCGTCCAATGTAGACACTTTATCATTATAAGTTTTCATATCAGATACAACATGACGCTTTAGACGGTACTATCTGCCGCCTAAGTGTATTCACAGTATCAGATATGTATTTATCCATGTTTTCTGGAACGAATTTACCACAGGGGACTGACATAGAACATGATTGTTTCATAGCACATTGAGAACAAGAGTAGGGAATAGCATTTATTTTAATATCTACATTAAATGTCACCGCTTACCATCACCTCTCCAGACTTACTTGAATATCTAAACATTCAGATAACTGACGTGCCACCATAAACATTTTATAATTCTTATTCTCATAAATATTTGTCTGAACTTTTTTATACATTTCTGTTGCAGATAATTGTAATTTTATCATTTTAATATTCTCCTTGTTATTATTAAATTTTTCTTTTTAAAAGATATTTACTTTCAATGAAAAATGTCTTTACATACATCATCATTTTTAGAAAGCCAAAATAATTTTATAAAAATCGCAAATTTCTTTTGGCTACTAAGAGTGAGCCACCATTTTTGCTTACTGCTTATGTATTATTTCTTATCTTTATAGAATTTTCCAAGAATCTTAACTTCGTCCCACTTACTTCCTGCGTACAGTACATTAGGATTAATGTAGCAAAATAATCCGCTGGCATTATCTACAAAGCTAAATACTGGTATTCCATCCAAACGAATTTTCTTCAGCTTGGTTTTTAATCTGCGGTCATTATCAGGACTGTACCCAATTATAGAACAATAATCTTTCAGCTGCATAGCTTTGACTGAATCAAAATCTGTTTCCATTGGGTTAAAACATAACATATTATAATTTACATTCATAAAGGGGATTGCCTGAAACAGATATGAAAGAAACTTATGTTCCGTAGGTTTAGCCTGATTGTACAGCTGTCTTATACTTTTTATATACAGACGCATACGGTTGATATTAATATCTTTCTGCGTTGTTCCTTTAAAGAACAAATCAGTATTTAAACATAAGCAACCATCTTTACCTTCCGTAAGTATGCCAGTTGATGTTACTGCATTATAAAATCTTTCACAACTGCTATCACTAACTGCAAGTAATCTATACATATCTTGTTTTGTCATACTCTTACTGTTAGGTAACATAAGTTTGTTGTCATAATTCATATATGTGCTAATTAATATTAATTTGGTTAAAACTTCAGGAGAAATCCCCATCTCTAAAGCTTGATTAACGCTATAAAGCAGCCATACAAAATTACCATACTGTTTATAATTTTCGTCAATTTCCATCTTTTTAAGTTCACATTTTTCTTTTTGCTTTAAAAATCTTTTATAGTTTTCACGTTCTTCTTGTGTTGTAACATTGACGTTTTCTATTACTTCGCCGGTTCTTAAATCCATTACATCAGTTCTTATCATTTTACTCTTCCTTCACTTAATTGAGGTGGCTCACTCTTAATAGCCAAAGAAGATTTTTAGTATTAGGTTAGTTAGTTGAGTAACTAACCGTGTCATTTCTGACGGAAAAACGCCCAAAAGCGTGTCATTTCTGACGGAAGCAAAAACCGTTGAAAGCAAGGAAAATACTTGCTTTTATGCACATTTTTGAAATTTCGACCCTCTATTCTTATACCACCACTAAGAAGTATACATGAAAACAGTTCACCGGACTGTTTTCTTTTTCTGCAAACTCTTACTAAGTCTATTATAAACAGAAAATTTAATTTTGTCAATTAAAAAACGCTATTTTCTTAATTTTCTTTTCGATTGGAAAATAGAATTAAATTCCGTAAAAGAATATCTGGACAAGTAGCCTGTATAAGTTACAGTTAATGTATCAGAAGCCATTACAAGAAATGATTTTAAAGAAAATCACAGGTAACTATGTGTCCAGTTAGTATGAATGGAATCCGGTTTATGTGCGTTCCTTTATAAGAAAAAAATAAAAAAATATTTTTTATATTAACCGTCCCACGTAATACTATACGGCTTCATGTAAACTATGCCCACCGTATAAGTACTGTATTACCCGTAAGAAGAATTATAGAATTAAGCCAGTACAAAATCATCTAAAAAAAGAGTATTCGATAATTTCTTTTCCTAAGATTATGTTTTTAACAGAAAATACTTATGTTTACGGATAATAAAGAGAAATAAATTTTATCGTTTTTGTAATGGATTTTGATGTGTTAATACGATATTTTTAATACATTCGGAGAAATGAAAGATTTTTCCCTATGTTTATTATTTATTAAAAGGGAAAATTATACTTTTTAGGGCTGATTTTAAAGTTTATTTTAGGACTTATTTTTTTGGAATATAGGGATTTTACTTATGTTTGCCGAAAGGGAAATCGAAGAAATAAATATGATTTAGAGAGGGATTTTTTGAATTTTGGAAATATGAGTGAATTAGAACTACTGTCTTTAAAAATTCAATGTGGAAGTTGCCGAAAAATGTAAATATACCCCTCTCAAAGTCCCTTTTTTTACTTTGCTTTATGGACAATAACCAAGTAACATATTTAACAAAATAACCGGTTAACAATAATTAGTAATTTTGTGCTTAACCAAAAAATATATATCATATATGAGTACTATAATATAAAGGTTCGCTTTTTTTGAATCCGATTTTTTTGTTAATTTTTGAAAACACTTAGAATTCTAACTATTTATATCGTTTGCACCGCCTCATAGTAGAGATCTTAAACACCATACAAAAAGCTATGACACAATACATACTAAAACAATATGATATACTGAACATAAAAAGCATAGTAAATAAGTAGGGTATAATATCATAGTAAGCAGATATGAGATTATAGCAGTCTTAAATTGGTATACGGTTTTGTTAAATATGTTAACTATTAATTGTGATCTATGTAGTATAGAATCATTTTTTCTATCATGCTTTTTTTGGTTGAATTCATTTCTTTGCAATAATTAATAAATATTTTGTTCACATTTCTATCAACTTTAATTGACAAAAGATCATTTTTTTCAAGATATTTTTTTTCTGCTCTTTTTTGGCAATCTTTCATATTTTCACCTTCTTTATTTTTGTGTAATTTTACAATTGATTTTTTATAATCTGTGATTTGTTATTTAAAATTTGTGTAACATTACAATAAAAATGTATAAAACACATGAATATACATGATATTGTGCATATTTGATGTAAAATATCATTGTCATTTTGCACAAAATTCGTCATTGTGCACAATTTGCAGCTCTTGCATTATGGTTAACCATATGTTATAATATATACAGACAAAGGGAAAGAAAGGTAATAAATTAATAATCGTCCGGTAAATATCCTATAATATCGCCGGGCTGACAGTCAAGTAATTTACAAAGTTTATTTAAATTTTCAAAATTTATATATTCTTTTCTTCTGAGTTTTGACATGGTGGCTTCTCCAAAAATTTTTTCGGCACGCAGTTTATAGCTTGAAAATCCTTTATTTTTCAGCTCCTGCATAATGTCTATTTTATAGTATATCACAAAATCACCACCAAAAACAAGTGTACAAAATGAACAAAATATACACTTAAAATTAGTGAATAATGCATATTGACAACCACTAAAAATTAGTGTATAATATATACAGAAGATAAAACAAAAACCGATACAGCATAAACGGACTGTACCGCTAAAACATAAAAGTTATTGTTACCGCTGGATATCAGATATTTATATCAGA